GATTAGGGATGAAGTCATCCAAGAATGCTTCAAATCCACCTAATGTATTCTTTGTTTCTTTTTCCATAATTAATATTAATTAGATTTTCTTTGTACAATATCGTTGAATAGATTGGCGAATATGTTTATACCCAGCTGTCTTTCGTCGTCATCTATTCTATCTAGTTTTCTGTGTACCTCTAATAGAAGTATATAAATTTCTTCTAACAGCTCTCTATCTGTTAAATATCTTAATTCGTTACGCATAATTTTGATTATTATCGTTTTTATTTTCATTCATAGCAATACGTTTGAGTGCTTTTCGTAAAGCAGTTGTTCTTGCTTTCTTGTATTGATCTACTGGTTGCTTTACTAAATCAGCCCTATCTTCTATACTCATAAGATAAGCGGAACCATAAGAACTGGCACTGCCAAGCCTATCCAACAATTCCTAATCTGATAAGCTATCTATGAATTCATCCATTTCTGCTTTGGTTGGATTATGCCCAAGTGTATTGCGTAAGTCCGTTTGCAATCTGTGTCTAATGTTAACATTTGTTGCTCGTTTTTCAGAAGGTTTTCTAGCTGCTCTAGCTGCAGGTGTATCTAAATCAGGCTCTACAGTATATGCTCTGTTTAAAATACGATTGTGTTCTTTATCTAATGGGAATTCTCGGTTATACCGATGGTTAACCTCATGTGCCATTACATTATCCAAAAGATCTTTATTTGCAGCATATCCACCGTTTAATCTTATTTTATCTGCATATGAATCATAATGACCCGCTACGTTTCCATTAAAGTACTCAGAAGGATAAAGGTCATATTCAAAGTTTTTATTAGTATTTAAAAACTTTAATTTATCTGCCTCCGAAGTAAGAATGTCTCTAGGTAACACATCGTCTGCGTAATACTGTCTAACTTCTTTGTTTAACAATCCTGTTTCAATTGGAGTAGTATTCTTAACAGGATTATTTGGTACAACAAGCATATTGTCTTTATTATTATCTCCAAATGCCAACCATCCTGCAGTAGTACCGTATGTCGGGAATATTGATCGTAATGCAGCACTTGCTGCTCCACCACCTAATCCCCACATCATTGCTTCACCGATAGGATCTGTACCAGATAAAGGTCTATCATTTATCGGAATACCTGCTACTTTAGGTCTACTTCTTTCAAGTACTTCTAATGGATCTGGTTCAACTTCCCCACCTTCTGCAAATTCCTAAGCACCGATAACATACATGTTTTTTGGATCTCTGGCAAAGTCAAATGAAGTGTACGTGTGGTAATTAGGAAAATCGGTTTGATAGTGTTGGTATCTTCCATTGTCAATCAATATCGGATACATCGGGGTTACCTTTAATTTTTCATTCACATAATCCTGTTGTTCTTTAGAGAGGTTCTTCGTGTTATTTATAAATAACGAATTACCTAATTCATCTGCGTACATCGTTTTATTGGATGCAGGCATTGAAGTATTTGCCATTCTTATTGTATCATTTGATTCTGTAACATAAGATATGTTTCCATGGCGCAATTGATTAAGTGCCTCTATCTATCTAGGGGAAATCTTTTTTAATTCATTATACTTTTTAACAAATTCTTGATCGGAATCATTACGAATTGCCTCACGGTATCTATTTAAAAGATTACGATAAGGAGACCCATAAAAAAGCTATGTAAATTTATTGTTTCCGTAATTCATGCCCAATGAATCAGCGAATTCTTTAAGACGCTCGTGATATGCAGATTGTTCCTATCTATTTACTCGGCGTAAACTGTCTATTTTATGTTCGGATAAAGGTTCTGTAAAAATAATTTCTTTTATTTTTCCAGTTTTCTTTGCCCTATTTGGGATAACTACTGTATTTTCATCGAAAGTTGAAAGATCTCCGGCTTTTAATTTACCGTTTTCAATACCGTAAAAATTACTTATCTGAGATAACGGAATTTGTCTATCCCCAATTAAAGTATCGGTGGTTTCTTCAAATTGTTTTCTAGTACGAATGTTATTGGCGTTGTTTTCTACAAACTCATTACCATAAATTGCAGTTAAGTTTTTGGTATCAGGGGTAACTCTGGTTACTTGTTGATTTGACAAATCGATTACTTCACCTCTATTGTCTTCTTCAAAAAAGTTTTTTACTTTTCTAGCTGCATTATTGTATAATACATTTACCGTGTTAGTAAATTTATCCCATAATCCAGATTCTTCTACTTCACCTCCTTCTGCAAATTGATTGTTTTTCTTCCCACCATAAATAAAATTAATCAGTTTTTCACGCTCTTGTTCATTTATTGGAATACGAACCACTGATCTTCCTTTTATATTAGTTTTTTCATCCGTTACAGGTACACCGTTGAGCGCATCCAATGCAAAATCTTGTACATCACCTGGGGTAGTAAACAAAAAGGGATTAATTTTTTTATTGAAGGTATGCTCTAATGCACATCTAGTCGCATCACTACAATTGTTTGTTACCAAATTGTAATCAGGGTTTTTTCCACCTTTATTGACGCTTATCGTCCCAATAACCGCATCGCCATGTGCATTTGGCACCAATCCTTTTACTGTTAAACTACTGTGGCCAGTCCATTTAAAGTTATCTGAAATAAACGGATAATATGTATTTAGCGTGGCATATTTTGACCTATCTTTATTATCGTTTATTTTGTCATATATATCGTAATAATACCAATCAATTCGTTCGTCATTTCCACTATTTCTTAAATATTGTTCTGTTTTTGTAAAATCAAAATCATTGTTATTTACCTAACTATAAGATGGTCGATATTCTAATCCTGTAACTTTATCGTTTTGCCATCTTCCACCTACAGTGCCTCTTGGGTTAAATTCAGATTTTTTACCGCTGTACATCGATTCGTTACTAAATGTTGGATGATATACTGTTTTGTATTTATCGGTAAAATGACCTTCTTCAATATTATAATTGGGATTATCTTCGTACATCTGACGATAATTATACGTATTATCATTTAACATATGTTGAAGAACAATATCAGGATTATCACCCCATTCTTTTGCTTTAAACTCAGCAAGACGCTCCATGAAATCATAATACTTCAGACCAGGGTTTTCCTCCCTGGCCTTTTTGTATTGTTGCATTCTATTTTTAAATCCGTTTCTATCCATACGTATCCTTTAAGTATTGTTTCCAGTTATCCCTATGTTTTTTATAAGTACTTTTTCTGTTTTCAATTTCAAAAGTCTTAACTGGAAGAATTATATAATTTTCATTATCACAATTAGCATACGCTTCTACTTCATAAGGAATTGTATAATAGGCAGAAATTGCAGGAGCGATAATAGGATTTCCACATATCCATGACCAGATATATTTCATGTAAAATTTAATCCAAGAACCTTCTCTAAAACCTTGCTATAAATGAATTTGCTCATGTTTTAATGTAGTAGGTCGTATATATTCTCCGTAATCATATCGTACGATACTATGACCACACCAACTCATCGAAGAATTTCCTTTAAACGGAAAGTGACTCATTCTAGTAACCTCAATCTTATCTGTCAGCACCGGTTTAGTAAATAACATTTTACCGAGCATCCAAAGTTCTTTAAACCAACTCATTATTTCTTAGATTTAGTTTGTTCGTAAATTACTTACCGCTTACTGTTTTATTTTTTAATGCGGTACGAGATTTGAGTTTTTCTCTTTCAAGGGCAGCTTTATCCTTAGCAGCTTGCAACTTCATTTCGTGTTCCATTCTATCCTTTTCAAGCTGAATCTTCTTGTTCTCAATTTCTTTTTTCATTTCAGCTTCTCTGCGCTTATTGTTGAGTTCAAGTTTTCTATCAGCTTCTTCAGATGCTTCCTTACGTTCGGCTAATGCAAGATTTCCTATTTCAATAGGATCTGGAATTCCATTTTGATTTTGGTCCATATCTTCAGTACCTCTGTACGCATTAAGTTGTGCAACTGCAATCTTGGTAGCATTATTCTGATCGATTTCATATTTCTTAAGATCCATTTCAGCTTCCTTGATCATCAATTCTTCTTTCTTAATTTCATTCTGCATTTGTTGCATTTCCATCTGAGCTTGTTGTTCAGCTTGCTGCTGTTGCTGCATTTGTTCCATTCTCTTCTGTTCAATTTCAGCTAATCTATCTTTAATCATGCTGACGTTGTCCATAGTAATGATTTCAGCAATATCAAGCAAGCTAGCACCATTCTGCATAGCAGGTTGCATAAGCTGTCTGAGTTGTTCAATATTCTGCATATTCTTAGTAGAATCATCTACAAATATGTCCATGTCTTCATAGAAGAATTCTTCGGACAATTGCAAGAATGCTCTAGTAGCATCATCAAGGACATAATTCAGATATGTTTTCTTACCATCTTTCCAAGCTTCTTTAGCAGTATCCAACAGCATTGTCAATACTTGCTTTTTAACTTGAGTATGATTCCAGAACCATGGTTCAGTAATATGGTAAGACATTGTTACTGCTGTATTGGCATTTGATACTAATTCACTAGCTGCAATCTGTCCTTGTCTCTGTGGAGTAATACCAGTAAGTTTGGCAACCATATCTTCAATCTTAGCCATCAAATTGACATACTGATCAATTACGTTTGCCATGCTTAAGTCCCATGCAGATAACTGGTTAAATTGTGACGGTCTACCACCTTCTCTACCGGGTATATCCCAACCTTCATCATATGGGTTAATAAATGCTACACCGAGTGCACTCAAGTAATGCATCCACTTATTAACATCAATATTCATAGACTTAGGAATCTGAGTAATATCCATTACCGCTACTTTACCCTTATCTCTAGCCAATGCTAATTCAAGACGATACCAAACTACAATGTACATGTACTGTAATGGCTTCATCATACTAACAAGTGAACGTGGTCTACTGTTCGTATTATTGTAAACAATACCGGTATAAGGTAATTTCTGTGAGTTAGGATTATCTGCAGATACGTGTTGATATTCAATCGGCTGAATGCCTACATAGAGCTCTTTACCGATTCTATATCCTTCCCATACTTCAATAACCCAATCCCAAGTAACTGATTCTTCAAGACCGGTTACTTTATATGATTCGTCTACTTGGAATTCTTCAACTTGGCCGGTTTCGTCATCAAGAATACTAACAAAGCCAATCTTTTTAAACGATTTCCAACAACAATGATAAACAGTAATGTGATCTGAATCAAACGGATTATCAGTAAAACTATTTATCTTATGCATCTTAATTGATTCATAATCCATATTAGTCTTACGCAATTCAGGTTCAATACCACTACCTGGTTTATCTTCAATCAACTCCAACAATTCATTCAATTGTTTTTCAGACATCTTATCATAGAATCTGTCATATACCTCAGTAGCTGACATGATCATCTTTCTACGACACCAAGATGCTTCATGAATGAATTCCAAGTCTAGTGATTGTTCATAATCAAAATACATAGGGTTCACACGTTCAACGTATGGTTCACCGTTAATAATCCCTACGTAATAAATTTCTTCACCTGCAATCAACGCATCCTTCCAACCTTTATAAAACTCATGTGTAACATTGAGTTTTCTCTTAAGGTATTGTAACGAATGAAATGCAGTTGTTTCGGCAATATCTTTATAATCCTTTTCCAGATATTTAGCAATTTGTTCTGGAGGCATAATTTCACCAGTAGCTAACGCTTGTTCATATCTAGCTGCATCTTCTGGGCTAAGTTTACTTGCAATAGTTGCTTGAATATAGTCCATCAACATTTGCTTAGCCTTTTCTTGCATTTCGCTAGCTGCAGTTTCACTAGTTCTACATACGTTAAAGTTAAAAGGACGCTTAGTTTCCTCACCAAGCAACTGATCAACATACGGTTTAATAATGTTGTAATCCTATGCTGTGGCAGGGAATCCATCGTCCTATTTAAAAGGATTTGTTACATATTTCAAATCCTTTTCATTATATATGCTATTATACAAGTCATAGTAGGTCTACATCTCATCGGATTTAGATCTACCATTACTGTAATGTTGTCCGCCAGCTCCACAAATATAATCAACACATTCTTCTTTCCAAGATTGTGTTTTTAAGCGCGCACTTATTTTTTGAGCTGGGAAATGTCTGTTTGCTCTCATATTTAAAATGTATATACATTATCGTTATCAAATCTGATAGTTGGCTCATCATCTCTAAACCAATTCTAGCTAAAAATTGGTCCTTCAAAGAGTACACGAGCTTTGTTCTCTTTAGTCTTTTCTTTAACAACTATGTTATATAGCTGCTCTCTGTAAATCATGACCTACATCAACGCCATCACACGGTCAGTGTTAGCAGTATCACTATAAGCCAATAATTCTTCTAATAGCGGTTCAGAAAGTACGTTAAATACATTCTTTTTACCAGTGCTATCTAAATCATTTAACCATTCTTTAATCAACCCTTCCCCCCATTGTTTAATCTACTTATTCATGTGACAACCTTTCTTACGTTGTACTTTGGAATTACCAACAATATCATTAATAATATCAGGTTGATCAGCAAGTAAGTAATCACAATGTTTATTGCTGAAGTATACGAAAATACCTTTATTTTGATTTTCATACATTGCTCTTGCGTTATAGTAGATTAATAGCTTTCTAACATTTTCATAAAACTCTTCAGACGTAGCAGGTCTTCCAGTATACTCTGCTACTATTATATCTGAATATTCTTCCAATGTCTATATTCGCTTATATATAAAACATGAACCTAGAGAAGTCGTACTAGATGAATCATAATCATAAGAGTCGATACCTGCAATATATAATCCTGTAGTAGCATTTTTATTAGGGTGTTCCCATATAACTATCGATCCTGTAGGATCATCATCCTTATTCAAAGGATAATGAATAATATCGCCTGTTTTCTTCATCTACCAATTTAAACCACCGCTACCGTCCCATACTAAGTCACCAACTTGTTTATGATTCTGCAAAGCCTTATGTGTACGAATTAATGATAGTTGTTCTAGTATTTCTTTCTTTGGAAATATGTTGCCATTGAATTCCAACATTGCTTCTGCGGGAGTAATAGGGCGTTCTGCAACATATCTATCAATTGCTGCACTATTTGTTGCAGTATTGATTACTTTTTTTCTTTCAGCAAGTATGTATTCCATGGATGCTTTCGTAAAGGTATTTCCATCTATATCCATATAAATACGATTGCCATTTGCATCCAATACATCTAAATTAGTGTATTGAGGACAGAAGAATCCACATTTACTGGTTGCAGCATTTTCATCCCAAATGTTATCAAACTCTAAACAGTTATAACCATCTGGATGATAGAACATGTCTTTCATTGTTTCAAATGCAGAACCTTCATCGCCACCTGTACCCCATACAATCATAGTACCAAATGCGATACCATCTTGTTCTACAGAAGGTCTAGCAATCTGCCATGCTGCACCTAACTCACTAAATGAACCACCTTCTTCAAATAGAATTAACTTGGCACGTTTACCACGAACTACGTCAGGATTATCTTTCAAAGTAACACCAATGATCTCTGATTTATACCCCATTTCGATTTCATTGCCAAATTCATCTTTGCTTATGAAACCTGCACGTTTGCGCATTGCTGTATTGACCAATCTTTTCTTACCCCAAGCAGTATGCTTATCAATAAAGTCCATATAGTCCCAAGCTTTAGTAAGAATACCATCATCAGTAAGATACTGTTTATTACTTGCATACACGTATGTCTTACTATTGGGTATCAAGTAATAGTTACGTACAGCCATTGCACCACCTTTGTATGAGTAACCTTTACGACGAGATTTCATAACACAAAGGTGTTTACCTTCTTCTTCACATTGCTGAACTGACTAAAAATAGTAATAGTCGTAGTCATAAAAGTCAGGAAATGTGACTTCTGATCTACGACGCACTTTAGTTTCCCCATTAGGCAGCTTTGTTACTTCATTAACAATACGTTGCATAGGGCAGTAGTTAATATAGAAATAGTTATACCCAGAAATGAAATCTCCATCCTCTGCAGTATAACCGTTAATACAGCGATCTTTTTCACGATCCCAGTACTCATGAAATTCCGATGTACCCATCGGATATGGACAGTATTTACCTGTCTTCTAGAAGGTAAGTGCTGCTTGTCTGAATTTGTTACTATTGTGTATCTTTTTTTGAAAATCAATCATACGTTTATTCTATATTAGAGAAACTACGCAACATATCGTTAAACGAACGTGGGATCCAATGTTTATTATTCATTTCAAGTATTTGCAATAAACATTTTGTCGTAATCCATTGTGTTGTTTTTGTATTATAAAAGGCATCTAAGTCCTTCCAATAAATTAAACCGAACTTTTTTGCCAGTATTCTTTTTCTAGATTTTGTATACATGCGTTGAAGGTATAAATAAACCCACCTTTCTTAAGGGTGGGTTTATCAATTTATTAATTATAAATTAAATTCGACAGAAATGAAATATTTTATGCTGCGATTTTATCATTTAAATCCCACTTATAGTAATGTAATTTTCTATGACAATTTGAACACAATGTTACGCATTTGTCAATCTCAGCTTTTATTTTATCTTTTGATAAATTTGTTAGTTCATGGGCTATTGTAAATTCTTTATCTCGCATATGATGTAAATCTAAACATGCAATATCTTTTTCACCACATATCATACAACCACCTGATTTAAAAGAATCAACAAATTGTTTCATTTTCTTTTGATAATTTTTAGCATTCTTTCTAATTGTATGTTTATGTGTTAAATAATATTTATTACACACTTTTCGATGGCATTCTTTGCACCAACTACCATGCCCATCTTTTTTGGAATTATTTATAACAAATTCATCTATAGGTTTTTCTAATCCGCATTTTGTACAAATCTTGTTCATATATTTTAAAATTTATGCGCATCTCTAACCTACGCAAGTTGGTCCCCGATCCCGGTTCTGCCCCAGGTCCTCAACTTTTAGAGAGTTGTGTGCTAAGCACTCATACACCAACCGGAAATTTTATACGTGGTTCTTTAGACTCTCCCCACGCAAAAGAGTTATTGTGCCGTGGGCTACCCCCCCCACGGTGGGTTTGAATTAAACATCTATTAAAAAATAGATTTAATTGTGTTCCAGAGCTTATTGTACCAATGTACTTTCTTATAATCACCCTTAACAAGCTCATCAACAATTTCTTCTTTCACTTCTTCAACAGCCTTATCTACAATCTTCAAATCCTTTTGCAAGTCCAAAATAACTTGTGATGGAAGTTTTGTCATATCTGTCAAATCAATAGTGATATACATCTTATTCTGCTTTGTTTCTTTATTTTTCTTCATAACGCTATGTTAAAATATTTGTTTTATTTACTTGTAAAATTTTATGCAAGTTCATACGGATTAAGCTGAGCATTACCTCTAATCTTAGAGTTGTCTAGTTCTTCAGCTTTAACTGCTTTTTCAAGGAAATCTACTGTTTGAAATACAGCTTTTACTTTTTCCATACCCGCCAATAAATCTTTGATACGTTTCTCATCAAGCTCTTCACCAATTGATTCTTCATAGTAAGAACTTACTGTATCAATTTTATTGCGCATAGCCTTAAGCATTTTAAGGTTTCTGGTATCAAGTAATTTAGCGTATTCATCCCGACAAATCTGTTCTTCAGGCGTAAGTTCATATTCTTTGTTTTTAAAGATTTCTTCTTTCAACTTCCCTTCACGAATATCATCATTCATGCTCTTTACATATGGGCTATCCCAGTAATCACACAATATAATAAAAGATAGCACATTATTTGCATGCTGTTTGTCTTTAGTAGATTCCCAATACCTTTTCATTGGAGGTAATGCCAAGAAATCAGCATGGATACTAACCGATCCCCCTACAATGTCGAATAGTTTCATTTATTGTTTTTTCTTTATGATTTTGGATATAAATAGCATAGTGGTAAATCCAACCACATATGCTGACGCAAACCAAAGTAAATCAACCATTATTCTTTCCTTCCTATATTGATTCACATGTCTCAATCCACGACATGCCCAAATTATATAATGATTCTCCTACAATCGTAATAGTACCTCCAATTAGTGCTGCAGCAATTATAGGCCATGCTGTAGAATGCAATACAAGCACTTTAAATGCGGCAACAATAGGCAGTAATGCGGCAAAATAATTTTTACCAACTCGAATTGCGTGTAGATCATTCTTCAGTCGTCTCGTATATTTCTTCATTTTCAACATTCATCATTGAATTCATCTCTTCCATCTGAGCTTGAAACAATGCTAATCGTTCTTCTTCGGTCATATTAGCAAGACGTTCCGCTTCTGCTTCTGCTCTTTTAATACCTTCACAATATCTATCATATTCCGCTTCAACGGCAGGCCTATCTACTTCAGGAATCAACTCGAGCAATTCCTTAAATGCTTCATCTCTATTCTCCCAAGTACAAGGATCATCATGTCTAATCTTATACTCTTGGTCACCAACCTTTGCATACATGTAGTGACCATCACCAGATGCGGTGATTTCTGTTACAATGATGTCATTATTCATTTGTTACCTCCTTCTTGTTTTCATCTGCTTCACCAAACCCCATTGTACCTCTTTCTGTTTCACTCAACTCATCAACAAATCGTGGTTCAAGAATTTCAATTGGAACAATTAACAATTGACCGCACGCTTCACCTGGTTGATATACTGTAGGAATTGCATCTGTTGTAACCTTGTACTTCAACATGATCTCACCTCTATATCCGCAATCTATAACACCTACCGCATTGCATAATGAAATAGATCTCTTTGCAACTCCACTTTTCATAAAGAGTAAGCCTACATAACCTTCAGGAATTTCTACTGCAATATCCGTATGATAAACTAGCACTAATTTGCCGCTATTATCTACTTCTTGAGTAATACGAGTAGAGTACAAATCTAAACCGGCATCACTTACCGTAGCCCTTGTAGGAAGCACTCCTTGCGACTTCATAATTTCTTCAACACCGTCTTCCTTCTTTACAGTATAATCTAATTTCTTAAAATTTAATTTATCGTTCATTTTCAACATGAGTTAATTCGTCATTTACAATTTTAATAATTTCTTCAGATTGTTCACCTTCCACTTCTTCAAGGTATTCATGCTTCCACACAAAATCAACCATTTGTTCATTAATACTACATTTTAATTTATCCATTGCTCTTGCAACAGATATGCGATCAGTGCCTTCACAAAGCACACCTCCAGACAAAACGTATGTCAAAAACACGCCATTTTCATTTTCGATAAGGTTGAATCCGTTTTCCATCAATCTATTATTTTAAGTTTACGTTTTAAAAAATCTGCAGATGCTGCATCAATTGCTATGTCTAATTCATTGTGCAAACTTCTTCTTGCATCTCCTAAAACCTTTTGTATGTCCAACGGGTTTTGGACATCATCACATCCGATATCATAATGGCTTTGAGATTTTACTTCTAATCTGTATACACCTGCTTTACCGTATTCGCCTAACGTTTTAATCGTTGCTTTCATTATCTAAATCCTGTTCGTTAATACTAATTGCCTTACCGTGGTGATGTCCCCAACTTAAAAATGCAGCATTGCAAAGTACGTGATCAATGTGAGGTAATCCGCTTTCTGGATCGATCAATTCACCTTTATCGATCGCAGTCAGATGTCTCAGCAGAGCTGCTTTGTACCTCTTCCAAAAATCCGGTAATTCTTGCCAATTGTTATCACCGTATTTCTCTGCACCCATAGTGAGAATTTTACCAAGACTTTCCATTACACTCAATGGAACTAAATCCATTCTCACCTTACCTTCATCATATTTCTTCGCCATTGTACTTTTGTATTAGATAATTACACATGTTTTTAATGACTTCTTTTGGATCAACATCATCTGATGCAGTTTCTAAGTAATCAGCGATGTCTTTAACGTACTCATCATAAGTAAGAGTATAATCTTCGATTTTGGCTGTAACTATTGATATCAACTGCGAATGCTCTGGAGTAAGTTCTAGATTCTTAGCTGTTTCTAATTCTAACTTCCACATTACCTGTGACTCTTCTTTACTCTGTCGTTCCATACATCAAAAAAGTTAAACGGTTATCGTGCATTGCAATGTACATCAGAATACTATTCTGAAACTCTGGATCATACAGCATATCATCCAAACAATGAAAGTGATATAGTGGCATAAGACAATCTCTAATATAATCGTTAAGTCCTGCTATAAAATTATTCGGTTTCTTATTCGTGTCCATTTTCTTTAATTAAAACATTAGCTACACAACCTGCTACCCATCCGACCAAGTAAGCATACGCTTCATTCCCATCTGAAAAATCTTCAGAATTACATCCACATACTTCATAAAAGTAATCTGCTACATGCACTGATTCATGTGCTATGATAGAAGTATCCATACCATCCCTTCTGAAAATAACCATAAGTAACCCAAGCTTACCGGTTGATTTTTCTTCTACAGCATAACATCCAGCAATTGCAGTAGAACTGGCGTTGCTTAACTCATCTTCAATATCTTTATTTATTTTATCCCATCCAGGAGTATTTAAATAAAATATGAATTTATTAGTCAACGCTGCTGGAAAGTTATCACCGTAGTTAACTATCCAAAGTGTTCTCGGATACAGAGTTTCATACTTGTGTATTTTCATTTTTGAACTTCTTCTTTAATTTGATTTTAAACAAGTAAGCAAACATAATATCTTTCATATCATTGTCATCTGCAATTACTTGTTTGGCGAATTTAAATGGACTATTACAAATTACTTCAATTACCTAGTAAGGTAAGTTATATTTATTAGCAAGTTCTGTATATATTGATACTTTCTTCTATGGTATCATTTCACTTCGCTCTTTGTGTAGTATTTGTTATCGTCAAGCAACTCTTCTAAGGTGGAACCTTTAAAGGTATTAGGTCTAATCAAGTTAATCTTCAATAAGACTTCAACTGGATCATTACAAGTAATACTTGGCACTAATACATCTTCAAACATCTTTAACATTTCCTTCTTGCTATAGTTTTTCTTTGGTATAAATGTAAATACATTATGTTTGGTCCAAAGAGTATCTTTAAACAAGAAACCTGACTTTCCGAACGGATCTACCCATGCATCATTATATTTCAATGGTTTCTTTGTTAACCAAGCTTTAAATCTCTTCCAGAGATTATACTGCTTAACTAACACAATAGATCCTGCAGGTAAATTATTAAACTCTTTCTTCTTCATTTATTCTCAATATTATTGTGAGTTGTACTCTGTCCTTAATTATTTGTGGTATCAATATTTGATTTACCAACCATTGTCTATCAAACTTTCCTTTAACCAAGTAACCAAGATCTTTAAATTTCTTAAAATATCTACTTTGATTATCTGCTGTAACACCAAGCGATTGTTCAATATACTTTCGATTGTTTGCAGATATTACTCCGTCTTCGGGGTTGTTGTTTGAGAGCTGTGGCTCCATTTGTAATTGAACAAGTAATGTTAAAACCTACAGCTCCCTTCTTGGAAGGTCAATGATACCGTTAAGCGCATTTAAGAACTCCGTACATAACTCGTTCTTATTGATTTGCTTAACTAATTTATTCATTGATCAAATCTTGAATATGTTTCAATATTTTTTCCATATTAAAGTAAACAGTGTTCGCTTCTGTCATTACACACGCCGGCACATCTCCTTCATTATACTGTTCTTGAAGTTCTTGATGATCGGCAGCGTATTGAACCAATAGTTCTTCAATACGGTCACTTACTTTCTGCAACTTATCTTTTGCAATAGAAGTAGTTGTCATTTCTACAGCTTCTTCCAAATAGCCCGCAGATGCCAATGTAGCAGCAATATCGGAACTAATACAAATAGAGCGGCTGCAATAGCAGTCATTACAATCACATTCCATGTTAAGTTCAAAAAGCCCTTCTTCGTTTTCATGTAGTACATCTCCTTTTTGAGCACAACCAAATTCTTTAATTACTTTATATTGTTTCATTATTCATCTTTTAACAGCCATGCAAGTACAAGGCTAATTAATAATACCGTAGTTAAATTCATGTTCGTAAAACACCGAGGGGTGATTTCTTGTTACAATACTATTAACGCAATGTTATAAAAAAGTGATCATATTTTAACATTTATTAATATGTTTATAAAAATAAAGCCCCACATCACTGTGAGGCTGGGTCTTACTATGTCCCAAGTAAGAGTTACTTTACTTTAGCAACCACATCATATGGTTTTACTAGTTGTGAGTCTTTAAATAAATCAAAGTCTTTTGCAAACTTCTTTGGATAAACAATTATCTCTCCTATTGAAACGGAGCATTCAACACTTGTTGGGATAGCCAATACAATGCCTTTTGCAAAATCTGATTCCACTTCTTTTGTGTGCTTCTTAACTTCATACTTATTAAATCCTTCTTCATCTTGTTCTCCTGTAGGAATCTGTTCTTCGTATTCTTTAGTAATGATAACTGGATCTAGTGGTTTAACTAAAATATCTTTCTCGAAGGTATATTCCAAGCCTTCAATTACGGTTTCTAATACTTTGTCCATTATTATTTATGATTATATAAACGTTTAAAAATCTTATGTTCTTTGTTGCATATTTGTGCCCTTGTTAGTGTAACTTGATTTGGGGTTCTTGTTGCACAATCTAATCTATCGTAAAATGCGCAGCCTTGACATCCACCGTGCACTACCTCTGCTGACAATACGTATTCTTTACCTCCAAATTTATATACCTTCTGCTCTTCTTGTTGTTCCATAATTTTAATCGGTTTTAAGTGTTGATTAAACCCACTTTGTGGGCCTCCCTTTTACAATAACCCCAGAGGGAGGTAACTGTGCTGGCCTACGTTATGAATAGATAACCCCTCGACGTTGTTTCTATTCTCCAGACCCACGGGTGCGCTTCCTATATACTTCTTACTTTGGTGATCAATCCAAGTAGCAAGTAAGTAAGATAGACTTTGTAAGCGTAGGGCATCTTCGCTCCGTCACGTTCACGGCTTATGTCCTAACTCTACGGTATGAAGTGGAGTTGCTCGGTCTCAACAGGGACCATAGAGTCTTATTTCTTTAAGCGTCATAAACATTAACACCAAACACTTTCATCAAAGTATACTGATCCTTGTGACATACTTTGGTAATGTACTCCATAATGGTGTTATATACGTTATCTGAATATATTATAGTATACATAAAATTATAAGTAAATACCAAGTAAGCCAGTATTATGTACTTAAACTGTACTTACTATGTATTAGTACATAACGTATGCTTTTTATATTTGTATATAAATTTAGTCATTTGTTTAACAAATATTAAGAATGTTTATATAAGTTTAATAGCCAAAATTTAATAATTTTTAGTACTTATGTTTACAGATGCCCCCGGGGTTAGATTGCGTGTAAATTACCCCCCTAGGGGTAAAGTTTTTGGGAACTTTTGTGAATACGTGAACTAGCAAAGATTCATACCCCCGTATTTAATGTCGGAATGGAATACCCCCTAGTTGGTTGTTTCGCTCTGTTTAAGAATCGCAATGTATAACTATTTAATTTATTAATGTATGAAGTGTTTAATTGAAAGTATCGAAAGAGTAGATAGAGATAATTCGTTATCCTATTTTATTATTAAAGCAAAGGGGACGCAAGGTGATGCCAACGCAAGCGTTATAGATGCCAACGGATTTATTAATCCGTTTGCGTGTATGTCCCGAACTTTAAACTTTACAAAAACGCTATTTCCAGGAACGGAAGAACAAGTCGAAGCTCTTGACAAAGTACAAGTCGGTACACCGATTAATTTGATGTTATTTTCGTGGAAGGCACCCCAAAAGTTTAATATCGTAAAAGATATTACAACGGGAGAGCTTTACACAGAGGACAAACAAGTAGAACGGACTGCCGACAAAGATTTGGTCGTAGACGGCAAAAGAGTAAAGAAGAATGAAAAATACTTTGTAACTGAATCGGTTGCGAAAGTGTTTGAATCTGTTAATCTGACCTTGTTTTGTGATGCCGACGAAAATTGTGTAGAAGGCAATTGCGAGGAACTAGCCAAACGAGCTTGGGAACGTGGTTTGTCAAACTCTATCTATTTACCTATTGAGTAAATATATAGCGGTTGTTGTGTGGTCTTGTGCCACACACAATGCTTTACAAACTAGAATTATCTAATCAAATAGGAAATTTATGAATGACAATGAAATTATAGAACAACTCACAAATGATGCACAAGAATGGGGATTGGAATATGAATTAGATGAATTCATAAGTAACAATCCTAATTTAACTGCAACAGAAATAGATGAACAATTCAGAAATGAATGGGATATCTAAGAATGTTAGTATTCATTGATTTGAGTTCTAACAGCTATTGTTTCACAATCATTATCCAGCTTCATCAAGACAATAATATCACCGTGGATGATAGTGATTAGTGGAACATATTTACATCAAATAATAATCTTAAAATATCACACATATGAAAAAATTTAACATTACCTCAGAAAAACTCGGTGTTATAGCATTCACCACAATTCAAATACTATGTGTATTCATTGCTGCAGCATTTGCACTGCAAGAACCAACAAATGTATACGGTAATGCAATTGGCGCAATAGGGTATTTGTCCGCAGCATGTCTAATTGAATGGGTTAAATATAAAATAACTCATCCAGAAGATGACACACAAGGTTAATCACTTTTGACTAAGTTTTTAATCACACTTTTTGTCAGTCCTTGAGACTTTAAACGGTGTCCTGAGCATGACCAAATAAACTGCTCACCTTTTCATAAAATAATCAATACTATGCGTAAAGGAGCAAAATTAGCAAAATGCGGTATACACAGTGTATCATTTTGCAATAACAAACACGATTCACCACAATGTGATGAATGTATATTGGTAAGACATCGTAAAGAACCATTATACAAATTTGTAAATGGATATAAACTAAAGAGGTGTCCCAAATGCGGAGAATATAAATTACTAAATGAATTTTATCTAACAAATGGAAGATATTTTTCATGGTGTAAAAAATGTGGTAATAAATACGGTAAAGAACATAACAGAGCTAACCGTAAACATTATATGATTGGTCATAAAGTCAACGGTAAAAAGACTTTCACAAAAGTTGATTCATCAGCTAAGATGCTAAAGTTCATTCGTGAACATATGGCAATAGGCAATGAAACATTCATTGAAATAAAAAGAATATAACAAATTAAATCAATTAATTATGAAGCATCAATTCAAACAATTTGACCAAGTGCTAGTAAGAGATAATTCACAAGAAACATGGAATGCGGATTTTTATTCACATTATGATCACAATAACAATCGTCATCAATGTGTGTCATCTTTTTGGGAACAATG